CTCCCCTCTCGGAGGAGAACACACCCCCCCCCCCCCCCCGGGGGGGGGGGGGGGGGGACTTTTGTGCGCTCTATCGGCTAGCCAGCGATTCCTAGCGTGGTCTGGATCCCTCGATAGAGGGTCACTGACCTAATTCGCCCGTCCACATTGCCTGAATGCTTGATGTAGAGCTTCATGTTATTAACAGGCTTGTCGAAGATTTGCGGCACCAATAGAACGCCGCCAACAACACCTTGAATAGTCCTATTAAAGGTGACGACTGGGGTAAGTGGCGGGTTATCGTTTCCGCGGTCGAACCACAGACCCATTGATAGCTCACCATTACCGGTAATGGTGATGGTTTCGCACTCTGCTTCTATAACCCATACGGGGCATAGTATTTGATTGAATGGTGAACTAAACGAAGATGAGTTTTGAGTCTTCAAATAAAGCGTGCCGTTGGCACGATCAATACCTGACGAACCCGTCCACGTGCTGAAGTTTGATTCAAACCTCATCAGCTTAGTTGAAATGGCAAGATGCCCCTCGATCTTATTCACCAATGAGGGCAGCGTCTTGATCATGTCCTGCTCGGCCTTGCTGATGCCCACACCATCAGCACCCTTAGGACCCGTATCGCCTCTCGGACCACGATCACCCTTAGGCCCAGGATCACCCTTCGGACCAGGATCACCCTTCAACCCCTGAGCCCCACTGAGCCCCGGGCGCCCCTGAGGCCCCATCTCACCCCTCTCACCCCGATCACCCTTCAACCCAGGCCGCCCCTGCGCACCGGGCTCACCCTTCTCACCGCGCTCACCACGCACCCCAGGAATGCCCTGCTCACCCCGTGCACCCGTATGCCCACGAAGCCCCCGCTTACCTTCAGGCCCCTCAGGCCCCTCAGGACCAGGATCACCCTTCGGCCCGACGTCGCCGCGCGGACCCTTCACTCGCCCCTCCTCGATCAGCCGCTGCGTGCGCGTGGCGACGTCGCGGATGCGACTCACCTCTTGCTCGATCTGGGTCACGTGCGTTGGCGAGATGGGCGTGTGGGAAACAAGCTCGGCCATCTGATTCTCCCCCGGCTGGATAATGGTGTGCATGTCGATAACAGGAATTTTCACGGCATTTGTGCCGCGGGTCAGCAGAATATGGTAGGTCCAGGGCCCTGGCGGGTTCGTCCCTTCATCCGGCGCGTAGACGGGCACCGTGAAACGCCCACTGACTTCACAGACGACGGGCTCGACGACGATGCCGTCGGGTGTCATCACGACGCGTGGATCGGGGGAGATGACGAGCGTGCCGCTCGCATCCTCCCCGGACGCCGACGTGAGGCGCCCTTTAAGAAATGCGAGCGACACGCTCGTTCACCTCACTTCGATGGTTACTTGTTCTCGTTGTTCTTCTGAGTCAACAAGGCTGCCAGATACCCGATCACAGTCCCCGCATACCGCTTGCCGGCCTCACCCGGGCGCAGGCGGTCGGCGATTTCCTCAACGAGGGCGTGCGTCGCCTTGGTCTCCTCCCAGATCGCCTTCAGGTACCAATTGATGTCTCCCGCGTAGTGCTCGCCCTCTTTGCCGCTGCGCAGCAGGGACGCGATCTCCTCGAGTAGCTCGTTGCTGGATGCCATCTCTAGCTCATCTCCATTTTCGTAGTTGTAGTTGTCTCCGTTGCGGTATCGAATCACCCAGGTCCACTTACCGGTCTGAGTGTAAGGGTGCCCCCAGTAGTTCCAGGCGTGCACCTCATTTCCGGTCGAGTCTCCGGCATAGCCGTCGATCGACCCGTCTTCAGCGATCCACGCCTCGCAGATCAGCCTCATGCCGATCATGCATACGTGCCCGTCGGTGAGGAGGATGTCTCCATCGGTTGGCACGTAGTCTTCGTCCCACTCCCAGATATCGAATTTTCCGGACTCTGCAGCTTGCTGGCGTAAGCTGCCGGTCCACACATCTCGAGTGAAGACGGGGTCGCCGTACCACTCGAAGATGGCGCAGATCATCTCGCTGCAGTCAACGTTCACGTAGTGGCTCGTGTCGCTCGGGCCGCTGAGTGAGTAGATCGTCTGCCGTTCTGGCTGACTGTAGCCGATGCAATCGTTCTGGGTGATCGCGTATGCGATGCTCCCGAGGCTCATCAGCCCTCATCCTTGGGGACGTTGGCGTCGGCGACGGCGAGGACGGCGGCGAAGAGCGCCCCGAGCGCGTCAGAGACGTCGGAGGTGATGTACCCCTTGACGACGAGGAGACCGCCGATGACGATGCCGATCTTGTAGATTGCGGACCTGAGAGCCGGATCAAGCTCTTTCATTTCTTCTCCTTCGTGATTGAGCTGATTTCGTCAACTCGGTTTTCGATGTTGCTCAGGCGCTCCATGACGCCTGGCCTCCGGGGGACCCCCGGACGTTCCTCCGTTCCCTGCCAGTCGGTGAGCAGAGTTGAGAGTCTTTTCATTTGCGGATGGATATAGGCCCATATGCTCCCGATTCCGAGTATTAGGCCGAACCATGATGTGATGACGCTTATGTCGATAATAAATTTCATAGAAAAAGTTCCTGGAAGCCGTTTCGAGACTGCGGAGAATCAAAAAATAGCCGCCCCGCACGATACTTACGGCGAAGCCACTGACAGATCTTATCGTTGCGCACCAACCCGATCTCCCCTTCCCGTACGTCATCCGTGATGGTGTACATTATACCCACTCTTTTCGGCTGACGGCGCTGGAAGAACACAGCGCTCTGCCCCACCCAGACAGAGAAAGCGCCCGACGAGCAGCGAATGCTGAAATCATACTGTGCCTTCGAATCCTTCTTGGCGACGAGCCTACCATCATTATCACGGAAGTCGTTCTGCACCGCATAATCGGCGTAGGTACCCGAGAAATCTTTGATGAACCTACCGAAGCGAGTATTCGTCACTTCGCGAGCGAACTTCTCAGAATCAACGAAATGAGCCACAACGAAGCCATCCCCGAAACGAGTCAGCTCCCTCTCCGGCGTAACGCCCCACGCCGCGAAGTACGGGTTCATGATGGTCACCGCGTTGGAGAGCATGAAGACACGCGTCTTATCCTGGTACCGGTCCACGGTGCTGTAAAAGTCCAGGAACTTCGTAACCTCATCAGGGAGGAAGCGGGTCACCCCCTGCTCGATGATGAACTCATCATAAATGATTGTTGTCACGAGAGGGAAGGCCACGGACTTCACGTGCCCCGCAATACTGAGCGCCTGGAAGTACCCCATGGTCTTCCATTTATCATCGCCTTCCAAGCGATATTCTGCGCGTGGACCATTCACTCTGAATTCGTAACCAGGGAATTCGTGGGCGATATCCGAGAAAAAATTGTCGCGATTCTTCAGCTCGGGCTTGTAGCGCCTTAAATAGATGAATTCCTCGCCGCACTCGATCGCATTCTTGATGACAATCTTCTTCGCACCATACGTTTTTCCGAGACCGCGCGCCCCCATGATCATATTGATGACAGCATTATACGAGAGCACACGCCCGAAATCATAATAAGAAAATTTCCTCTTAGACATAACGCTTCAGCTTCCAATAGCACCCGGAAAACATAGATGCATTCCCCCAATGCGGCTCAGAATGCCCATCAGGACCGCGCGCCCCAATAGTCTCCCCATTCTCACCGCCAGTGCAGTACTCAACATGGCCACCACCAGAATACCACCGGCACACGATCAGATCACCCTCGCGAATCTGATCATACGCATCGAAAGCGCCACCGCCTTCAGCAACAACCCACCCATACGAATCAATCATCTCCGCAGTGCCGCCAGCGCCGATATCCATGCCCAGGCACGTGTTGTACAGCCACCACACGAAACCGCTGCAGTCCGTCACGCCCGTCCGATCAGGGTGCAGCCGTGCTTCATACCACTGGTGGTACTCGAACTTGCCGATACTGTTTATGGCGAGCTCAGTGAGAGCATGAAGATCGCCACCGCCACCGCCGCCACCGCCGCCACCGCCGCCGCCTCCAGACCCACCCTTCTTCCCATCCTTCTGCGACTCTTTCGACGCCACCCAGTAACCATCACCACTAGGCATAGCGCGAGCAATGGTTCCGTCAACGAGGTATATGCTGAGTGCTCCACTACCGTCGCGCTTGACGTACTTGATTTTCTTGGAGACCTTACCCGCATCTTTTCCGGCACTTTTGGACATATCAGTACCCGACTCTCCGGGGCTGAGTTCCACGCCGTTCGTCTCAAGATTCGCGATCATCCGGTACGCAACCTCATAGCGCTGCCCGACTGCCCACCATTCACCCTCGTATTTGATGGCCGCCGCCATCGAATCCAGTGTCGCAGGCGTCCCCGCCCCCTGTGCCAGCCGCCCCAGGATCGACGCATAGTTCCCCCACCGGTGCATCACCACGATCAGCAGCATGCACGCTTCAGTCTCACCCTCAGGGTCCATCCCCAGCTCCTGACAGCGAGGAATGTACTCATTCTCCAGGTCGGCGAGCATCTGTGAGTTCTGGATGCGATGCCCTTGCTCACTGTCCAACGCATCGCTGAGAGCTGACCGATCAGCACCACTCAGGTACTGATACTTTCGTGACCCGATCGTCCACGAATCACGGCCCTCCGCCATCCACCCATCGATGGTGGCCCCGAAGCTCACGCCACTGAAGCGCGACAGTAGGTCATAGGCGCGTCCCTGCGTCCACTGCCCGATACCAAGAGAAAGAGTATCCGGAGCAGAAATGATGGAGTAATCATTGCTCGCCTCCACCGTCGCCAGCGTAGCGATCATGCATTTCTTGTGAATATCATCGAAAGCCATAGCTATTCTCCGTATAAAATACCCCCGGCGCCACCCATGGCGCCGGGGGTAACCTCATCCCCTTGGCGAGATCAGTGTACCACAATGCGCGTGTTGCGCATGAACACCTTCGTGTCCTTGTTCGTCGGCCCATTGAACCGGAGCGAGAACGTGTACCGCCCCGCACCCTCATCCGCCTTGAACACTCCCGCCACCTGCGAGTGCACGTAAGAACCATCGAACGGCCCCTGCGAACCCGAACAGGCGAACCACGACGTCGCACCACTTGGGCGCTCCATGAACAAGTACCAGTGAATCGCGTTCGACCCCTGCGTACTGTGGTGAGCCTGCGCAATTGCCGTCACCACATCATCCGCATTCAGCTCCACAGTACCGCTCACAACGGTCGTGTTCTCAGAGTCATTCGCGCTGCGAAGGATGCGGTCATTCTCACCAGACTTGATCACTTGGTACCGGGTGCGCATCACCGCAGCCTTGTCGCCCGCCGCCTTCGCATCCGCAATACCCGCGGCCAGACCATTGGCCGACTGGGCAGCACTAGACGCGCTCGCCGCCGCCGCATTCGCTGTTTGCGATGCAGCGTTCGCCGTCGCCGTCGCCGTCGCCGCCGTCCGGTTCGCCTCAGTAGCGTTCGTGGACGCCGCCGTCGCCATCTCCACGGCCTTGTCAGACTTCGTCTTGGCTTCCTCGGCCATCGTCTGCGCCCGCTGCGCATCGCCCTTAGCGTTGGCGGACACGCTCAGGGCGCTCTGCGCACTCTCTTTGGCGACGTGCGTGTTGTCGGACGCGTCGTTGGCGGCCGCCAGCGCACTAGTGGCATCGCGCGCCGCCGCCGTCGCCTGGACGGTCGCCTCACCCAGCTTCTCATCGATCATGTTCATAGCGCTGTTCATGTCTCCGAGTACGGAGAAATGGTCACTCGCTTGGTAGATCGGGAGCTGGAAATTCTTGGTCCTGTTTGTTGCCGGCATTATTTTCTCTCCTTACGCTGGCACGAATCGGTTTTCAATGTCCTGCAGTGATGGCGTCTCGAAGTAGTCCACAGTCCACGACACCATGTTACCACTACCGGTTTTCATCATTTCCACAACCTCATACAGGGCATCCCTCATGTTCATGCGATTCCCGGTAATCGGTGAAAAAATGTAGTCGCGATCGAATTCTCGGATGAACACCTTACCGTTGGTCTCCATCTCAGAAATGCTCATCGGCAGGCCGTCAATCTCCTCGCATGTTGCGGCCATGCGGGAGAAATCCTCCGCCAACAACCCATTGACTGTATACCGGTTGTGCATGTCGAAGAGCAGTTCCTCCAAGGTGGAGGGCCCACCGCGCAACCAGTTCGTTACCTCAATGTGATCACGGTTGATACGACGATCAAGATACTCCTCCAACGAATTCTTGAAAATCTTGAACTCATCATCATACTTCGCAATGGCATCGCGCAGCATCTGTCGCACTTGCGGCGGCAACGCCTTGTAGTTCTCCATCTCCTTATTGAGATCAATAATGAGAGCGTGAACTTTCTGATTATAATCCCCCGCAAGCGACTCAAGCGCATTACTGAGCGCCGTCTTCAACCCATCGTCAACCCACCGACGCATCTCCTCCATCATCTGCAGGTACGTGTACCCGTCCCTGTAGGTGAAAGGAATAGAGTTACTCAGACGGTAGTCAGGAGGGATGAGCAGGTATTCATCCTCAATAAATTGACCAGGGCCGGAATGCGGACGCCCTTCCAGTGAAACTGTCATTCGTACTCCTAATCCCCATGAACAATTCCTGCAATTCAACAATGATCATGAGATCAACGTTGATAAACGTGTCACGCCACGCCGCAATAAGCTGAGCCGTATGCCCAGTATAGCCTTTCGACCGCGATTTGGACGACTGCGAACCACGAGAAGACGACTCGCCCGACCCACGCGACGTCGTCGAACCGTCCGTATCGTTCACGCCCCCACTATCGCTACTCACATCGCTGGCCGCCGTCGCATAATCCTTGTCCCCCGACAAGCGCACCTGAGGAAGCTGCGACTGCACCGTCCTGGACTTCGCATCACTCTTCGACACCGTCTTCGACGTCGTTTCTCCACTATCACTATGCTCGTTGCGGGAACTTGAATCCTGCTCGCTCGCCGACGTCGAGATGACGTCCTGTGTGGAGAGCGGATCGATCTTGATGAGCTCCGCCTCATACAGTTTGTTGTAGTACGGCATGATTTCCTGCATCTTGGTGCGCATCTGCCGTATCCACATATCCACAGTCTCATGCGAAATCTCGTTGTACCAGAAATGATCAATGATCTTCTGGTTCAGAATATCACGGTAGGCCTCATCGAAAATCGGATATGAATCCAATCCCAGAGAATTGGTGCCGTGGCGGGCAACGACTTCGCGCAGTTCTATAGTGAAGTCAGGCATTGGCGGGCTCCTTATCGCTGTGAGGGTTCATGCCTTCAAGGTCAGTGCTTCCCAGGCCACCCATAGCGGCCTGCATCGCCATCATCTCCATCGGGTCCTCCCCCGGCTCCGACGTCTGGTCGAGGTTCCACTCGACGTGGACATCGAGCTTGAACATGCGGTTGATCTGATCGCACGCCGCGCGCCGTGCGTTCAACGCCACCGCCCGCATCCCGAGCACCTGACCAGAACTACCGCTGGCTTCCTCAACAACCATGCGCTCACGCTTCTCAGAGTTCACGTTCATGATGCCCAGTAGCGTCATGCACTCGTTCCAGGTCTTGACCTTGGCCTCCATGACGTCCTGAATCTGGTGGGGCTTGTACCCCGTATCGAACATGGCAACCTTATCCGCCAGTGAATCGCGGTTCATGGTTTCGGTCGCGAAAATGACGGGCTGTCCCTCCACAACCTTGTTGTAGGCCTGCACGAAGGTGTGGTACTCGTTGTTGTTGACCGCGAACACGATCGGGTGCCTGGCGTTCAGCATGTTGATCTCAAGGGTGCGGTCGAAGGCGGCGAGCCGCTGCGCGTAGGTGTCGATCACATCCCAGTCGGGGCAGCGCATATAGTTCGCCCAAATGGGGACGCAACTTTTAGCGTCCAGCGTCTTCGAATACACTTGGTTACCGTAAACGACGAACTCTGTCGGGTTGTTGTACATGTTCAACTGTCCGAGCCCTGTGGCGCGCAACGCCATGAACCTTGCGAATTCCTGGTCGTAATAGAATACGGCCAGCGCATCATGCATGAGCGTGACTTCCAGGTACCTCGCGTCAATAGTCTCTGGCAGCCCCTGCCAATTGAACCGGTTGGAGCACAACTCACTAATGATCCGCACATACATGCGGAACAGATGATCCTCACGATTCTGAGCGGGGTTCGCCCGCATTGACCCGCCCTCAGCGAAAGGGCGGTATATCTGGCTGTTCACATAATCCTCGCGCTTCATGATCACCACTCCATATTGATGTTGACGCCGGGTAGGGGCTCGTTGTCTGCGAAATCAGTTTTCCCAATCCTATCCGGATCGGACCACACGGTCACGCCCTTCTCGAAAATGCCGCGAATAGACTGCCGGAAACCTTCAGGACACGTCGTTGAATACAGGTAGGTCTCCTGCATCTTCCAATACGTGAAATTAGTCATGCACTGAAGATTCTTCGGGACCTTCGTCGGCACATTCATCGCATACCCGTACCGCAGCCAGAACTCCCCGATACGAGTCAGAGTGCCGTCATCAATGCGCCGCTGACGGCACACGAGACGCCACCCGTAAGTAGCAAGGTTAAAGGCATCGCCGCCAACGCCGCCCGACGTCGTCGGAGCGATCATCCGCGAGTCCTGCACCTTGGCATTGATACCCGCAATCGCGTTCGCGTAATCGCCGTTGGCGGCGAACTTCGCCATCGCTAGATTCGTGTCCGCATTGAACTTCGCGTAGCTGTTGTTCAGCCCAGTCATGGCGCTACGGGCTTCGATCTCGCGGCGGTTGTTCTCCATCGCCATCCCGTAAGCCATGCCATTATTGATGCCACCCATCAGCGCCGAACTCAGCGCCCCGCCAATGTTCCCGCCGGCGAGCTGCCCGATCGCGCCCGCGCCGGTGTTCAACGTACCGCCCAGCAGACGCATGTTGGCGTTGTACTCGGCACCCTGCCGCGAGTAGGCGTTGGTGAGGTCGGTCGCTTGATTCGCCTGCATCATAGACGCCTGGGCCTGCGTGTAGGACGTGTCCGCGCCCCGGATCGCTTTCTGCTGGGCCCAATCAGCGCTCTGGTACTGGTAGTGGATCGAGTGCGCATTGCCCGCCATATACTGCAGGTAGCCATTGTTCGTCAGCGCGAACGTCGGCAGGGCGCTGATCCCGGTCATGGCGTCGAAGTGCTCGGAGTAGGCGTTGTTGCCGTCGCCGGTATTGTTCTGATTGTAGCCATTGACGGTGAACATGATGCGCGGCCCAGGCGGCACGACGTGCGCCCACATGGTGACCTTCAGGCTCGTGTCCCATACGCATTCGGGGCGCACCAGGAGCGGGGCGCCGTTGAACATGGTCACTTCATAGACCATGTAGGGGTAGGTGTAGAGCTTCCAGAGCATGCGGTACCGCTCAGGGATGTTGTCCTCCTTGCGGAAGCCGGGCGCAAGATCGATCGTCTGATTGTTGTTGATCCCGCTGGAACCGAAACCGGTAGTGATCGGGTAGACGGTTGCACCCTGCTTCTTGGTGCGCCGCTTCTTGTCCTCCTCATAGCCGGATGTGTCTGGCGTCTTCGCACTCGTCAGCCCGTCGAAGTTAATGATCCCTTTCGGGATGGCGGTGATGGTCTGCACGCCCTGGCTCACCCACGGGCAATTGGAGAGCGCTTCGGCCAGCGTCCTGAAGTTGCCGACGTCCATGGCGTACACGCATGTCGCGTTCGCCATGCCTCCGGCGAGCGATCCTTTCGCCGTCTGGAAGTGGGGGTCGTCCTCGGTGCCGTAATCGACGAGTAAGTCGATAGCAGAAGTGACGATGATGTCATAGTTGGCGGAATCGACGTTGCCGTCGATATGCTCGACGGAGGCCATGTCATGGCGCCACACTTCAGAGATGACGTACTCGCCGCCGGTGTCGAGGCCTTCGGGGACGGTGAGGTACTTACGCCCGTAGTTCTCCCACTTGTCTTGGGCTGCGATGCCGATGTGCCCGCGCTCAACGTAGCACATGCCGAATTTGATTTCGTGCATGTAGGTCTGCCAGACGTCGAGCTGCACAGTGAACTCTGTTGTGTGCGGTGCAACGTACTCAACGGATGTGATGAAGTAGTAGAACGTGTTGCGGGAATTCACCGAATCAGCAGCATTCCTCACACACATGTAATTGTACTCATTCGCCTGGCTGAACGGAATATCAAGCCTTACAGGCTGTCCCTGAGCACAGTACGTCAACCCATTGACGACAAGCTTGATACCCTTCTCGTCATGATAGTTCCATGCCTTGTCATAGTCATCGAACCACACAATATCACGGTACGTGGAATCCCATTTCACGCGCGAAAGAACAACCGTGGTGCCTGGCGTCCACACGGCGTAATTAAAATCGTATCCGAAATCCCCGATATCTTCAGGGGGCTGATATGAAGTCATGAAAGAAGAATACCACGGCCGTCGTAACGACGGCCGTGGTATTCAAGGAAAGGAGGATTACTCCTTGGGCCAGACCTTCACAGCCTTGGAAGCATCCACCGAAACCTGCACAGTCACCGGTGTCTGAGTGATCCGCTTGTGAGTCGTCGGATCGATGTAGGTGATCGAGCCCACGACCGTGAGCGTCTCCGCCGTCTCATCCAGACCCACCTTGAGCACGCCCTCATTCGTGATGCGAGTGCGCTGAGACTTCGCGCCAGTCACCGAGAAGGCAACCCCGAACTCGTAGTCGTAAGTGTTCTTCCCAGCAACCTTGTGGACAATCTCGATGTTCTCGCCCGGCAGTGCCTTCGCCGTCGTCGAAACCGCGGTCCCACTGTCAACGTGCGCGGCCTTCTCAATCGTCAGCTTCAGCTCGCTCGGCTTGATCGTGATCGTAGAATCGTCATCACCGGTCCACAGGGCGACGGCAGGAACAAACAGCGAAGCACTGATCACCTCCCAGTGGTGGAGGAAGTAGTTCGTGCCCAGCGAAATCGCGTTCGGCTGAGATTGGTTCTCCAACAGGTTGTCAGCAATGACGAAGAAATCCTTCGTCGTCAGGATCGCCTGCGTCTTCTCCATCCCAAAGTACTCTTCCGGAATGGTGACGATACGACCATTAAGCTGACTGAACTCCTGGTTGAAGGCGGCAGACCACGCCTCAACACCAATGTTCGCCATCACCTCAGGGGTCGTGACCAGCACCAAATCCTCGGGCTTGGCGAAAGTCTCCATGTGCGCCGCATTGTACTTACGGCTGATGAACTGAAGATTCCCGGCGAGCGCCTGCGTCTTCTTGATGAAAGCCTTCGAATCCGCCTCAGTAGCGGCAAGAGTGCGCAGGTTCGGGACCTTGGCGTGCCAGAAGCCCCCGTTAGACTCATACTCAGCGAACAGCGACGTGGTCTGCAGGAACTCATCCCACTGGTCCGACGTCGTCGGCACCGCAAGAATCTGCTGCAGATACTGCTGCAGGCCGGACTCATCCAGGAAGGCGCGGCGCACTTGATCACGGTTCACCGTGATCTTGTAGTACTCGCGCCGGTTCACCGTGTGGAACTGGGAAGCGACGTTGGGCTTACGAGCCGCGAACAGATCCTTCTCCATGTAATCACGATCGCCGGAGTACAGGTAGGACTCAATGAGACCCTGCTGCACCTCTTCGATCGTGTCACCGAACTCAAGCATGCCCCGCTTGAAGATGGCAAGAGGGTTATTCCACGTGATGTCACGGAGAATGTACGTGCCGATCCGATTGACGAGCGCGTCACAGAACTCATTGTAAGACGGCGTGTAGGACATGAGGCTGCGGAGCGTCGCAGAAATATTGCCCTTGGTCGCCTCCGGAACGCGCCTCTGATAGTCGGCGGACGCGTCATTACGAATGCGGTTCAGCGCCTCAATATTATCGATCCCGCGAATCTTACCTGTGGGCTGCATTAGTTCTTCTCCTTGTCATTGCCCTGGTTCTGGAAATAAGCGTCAATCGAACCATCGTCCTGATAGTCGTCAACATTATCGGAATCGCCGGACTCAGCAGTAGAGCCACCATCCGATACCGCAGTCAGAAGATCATAGTTCTTGCTCTTCAGCGAATTAACGAGATCATTCAGCTCGCCATTCTGCGACGTCATCTCCTCGATCTTAGTCTTCGCCGAATCAAACCCACTGCTCACCTCATCGTAGGCACCACGCAGATCATCATAAATAGTGGCCGGAAGGCCGTCCTCCGGCGGATTCTGAAGCATATCTACAAGAGAATTGAAGTCCATTTTTACTTCTCCATAAAGGTAGGGTAGGAGCTCTACGCCCCTACCCTACCAGCTAACCGGAAATTCTGGCTACGGCAACAGCCGACTACCAATCGAATGCGGTGCCCGGCGGCATTCAATCCGTGGTACCCGGGCAGCCCTAGTCACTCGTCGCCAGACTCCGGAGCCTTATAGCCGTGCTCGACCGCCCAGTCCTCAAGAATCTTACGAAGCAGGAGGGGGCGCTTGAGGCGCAGGTCCCACTGCTTCTCTTCAATGAACTCATCGAGCTCGCGGTCAATGCTGACGGTAATGTTCTTCTTTGCCATGATATTCTCCTTATGCGGCGAATGTAAATGAGGTTGGCTTCAGGACTACTCCCCCTGGAACCTTTGTAGGCATGAGTTTACCATACCATCGTTGATCTTCAAGTAAATCTTCAGGTGTGATCTGCGCCGCAAGGTATTTCGGTAGCCCAGCAATGTGCGTTTCCGGGACGCCGTCGATCACTTCACAATACTGTTTAGCGCGCACGAAGATCGCCCGCGAGAACGTGGCCTCATGCTTCCAGGCCCCAATGTTCGTCGGATGCACGGTGATCTGATTCGGCTTCTCCGTCCCCAGAAGATGCAACGAATCAGTGTCAGCATATAGGAAGCGATCATAATTGAGCTGCGCCGAAGTAACGGTGTGGTGGCGTGCCCATGCGGTCACGAAGCAGCCCACAGGGGTGTAGACGGGGTCGGCGCTGTCCGCGGGGCCGCTGACCAGCTTGACGTGATCGCCGTCGAGGACGGGCTTCTTCCCGGTCGTGTTCGTGTTCTTGGCGAATTTTCCATAAAGTGAATTCAGCATTAATTTAGCGATCGTTCGCTTACCGCCGGTCGAATTGGCCTTCACTTCCATCCATTTATCAATATAATCGGCGATCATCCCGCGCTCACTATCAAAAGTGAATGTGCCGTTGCAGGTGATAATATTCAAGTCATAATGCTTCGACCACAAGTCAAGATCAACTGACGTGCACGTCAGCGTCGTTGGTTCATCAATGGCCTTCACATACTCCGCACCATTAAAGAATCGAGAACGCTTGATCTGAATGCAGGGGATGTGATCCTCCTTCAGCTTCGCAGTCACCGTCACAGAAGTAATGAACAGGCCATCGTCAGGAATATAATCAACAATATTCGGCTTGCCGAATGGTAGTGGATCCTCGTGCATGACGTATGGGTACAATGAATTCACGTCATACACGTCACCCGCGCCCACGATACGCCGGGAGAAGCGAGGATCGGCATACGTGAAGCCACCGCGATACGCCTGTCTGATCTCCTGATCCAAGCTGGCGGGGAGAACGGGGAAAGACTTCGTGAACGCCGCCTGCCCACCGTAGACCTTCTTGAACTCAGCCATAGCGTCGCTACCTACGGTAAGGTTCGTCATGCCGTGAGAAAGCTGCTCGGCGAGCGCTCTGGCCACGATCTCGACGTCGCGACGCAGGTAGTCCCACTCCTCTTCAGTGGGAATGTAGCCGACCGGGCGAGGTTTGTCGTAATCGATTTCACCCTTGGGCTCAGGTAGATCGAAGGCCTTTGCGATCGCCGCAACGGGCATGGGAATCTTCTTGAGCGAATCACGGATCTCGGTAACAACACCGTGCACATTAATGGTAATGGTGTAAAACTTGCCCATCTTATCGATGAGAGTTGAGAACTCCATCTCCCCGGGCTTGCCTTCAACCCACTTCCAGCCATTCTTCATAATGTAGTCAATGATAAAGATGCCGTCGAAGGAAAGATTATGGAAGTAGGTTGTCGTTGCCCCTTGCCCTAGGTAATCGATGAATGAACCGATATCAGTTCCACGCCTGATGTCCTTGAGGTTGTGAATATCCACCGATGCCCACGCCCATACTCGGCAGTCATTCTCGTCGGTGGTGGTCTCGAAGTCAGCGCTTCTTACGGCGACGGAGCTTTTTGCGCGTCTTTTCCGGCTTGATTTCGAGGTTTTCGGCTTCATCGATCATACCAAGGAGAGTGAAGATTTTTTCATCATAGTCGTCAAGTATTGCGGCAATAGCGCGCTTACCGATCTTGTCGTTGTCCTGGTTGTGGATCGCCCAGTAGAGACGGGAGAGGCGATCTGCGAAGTAATCATCATTACTCCACATGAACCAGAGCTTATCGTCCGGGAGATCGAGAACCCTGCGCAAACGATCATCGCCGACCTCATCAATCATGTCTGAGATATTCTGACGCGCTTGAGAGATCGCCTTATTGCGTCCTCGAGTCGTCTGACGCTCATTCATGCTCTTGGCAATAGTGTACGCACCCTCATCGGAGCTGAAGCGCCGCGGGGTGGGAAGGCGGTATTCAACGAGGGACTCTGCACTGCCGGATTCCAGGTACGCCTTTTTCACGCGCCAGTCTTCATCGTACTCTTTTGCTGTAATGCCTACCCATGGGATGAAGGTTCCTGCAACCGATTTCTTGTACTCACGCTTGCGCTCATTATCGCGCTTATACTCGCGGCGCACGGCACGCATGGCATCACCGCTAATGATATTCCCCCGGGCTCCCGCATAATATGTGGTGCCCTGGTAAAGAAACTTATCAAGGCGTTCGAGATGACGCTTCACCTGCGCTGTTGTCATGCGATTGATGCGTGCCTCGCCCTTGCGCACGTCATATTCTGTGCCCGCAATATCGACGCCGAACTGTCCATTGTTCAGGTCGGTGAGCAGACCGCCTGCGCGAGGATTGTAGGTCCCCTGCTTGATGAGGCGGACCTTGCGAGTGGCGCGGGCCTCAGCTTTGAGGGCTCTGAGGCGTAAGTCTCCTAATGATGGTTTGCTGGTCATGAAAGCTCCTCCGCCCCTCCGTGTGGAGGAGCGGAGGAGCTTCTATGCATTGTAGACGGTCAGGCAACCTCAAGGGAGTAGAAGCGGCGCATCTTGGTGCCCTTCTCGACCACCTTGACGGTGAGGGGCTGCTCCCACTCGTTCGGGTCTCCGAAGATGGAGATGATGTTCCTCACGCTGTTGAGTAGGCCCTTGGAGGTGGCGGAGTAGACCTTGCCGTCGTCGAGGACGAGAGTGGTGCGGGGGACGGTGATGACCTCATTGTCCTCGCTCGTGATCTCAACTTCCTGGACGATGATGTGCTTGAGTCCAACGACGCTGCCGACAAGGTCGGCGACGGAGTCGGAGCCGTTGACGGCTTGGTAGACGGTCTTCTTGTCCTCGAGGGTGGTGCCCTTGATGGTGCTGTAGAAGCCGCTGGCCTGAAGGTTGGCGGCCACATTAACGGACGAGATCTCGGTCGATGCCATCGGAGATGATCCTTTCATGCTGTTCGAAGTACACGCTTGTTGGCGTGTGTCCTGAGTGTACCACACACATCAGGACGGCTAAGTATTCGATGTATTCTGGTTTCGGAATGTTACTTAATGAAATGCTGTGTGTTGATAGTTTATTCTCTGTCTCACCTTCGTAGATATCGATTGTGCCCCTACCGTAAATGTAGTGAACATCAACGGTGTAGCGCTGGATCGTTGACTGAAGCCTGTCGGGATCAACGTCATCAACCTGTCTGATGAGTGTCTGCCATTGAAGGTCAATGGTCTTAACAACCCTCTTATCGCCCGATGGTGACGTTGTTGATCGATTAGTGTCGATCTCCTCCTTAAGGACTTCAACTTCAGTGTCTTCTAGAGTTGATATGTAGATACCCATATCAGAAAAGATAGCCCGTGTTCATGTTTTCGTCAACATCTTTTGGTTCGTCAACTCGAACCGGAATGGTATCTAGGTAAACCCAACAAAGATCACGGAATACCTTTTCAATAATATCGTCACCCTTCATGAACGGATCGTTGATAACAATTGAACATTGGAAGATTCTGTCCATCTCCAAAACACCGGTCACCGCGTTGCCATGCTTGCTGATGCGTATGGTGTGCGGAGTGGGGCAGTGGAAAGTAATGATGGTGACCGCAGTCCGTTTTAGGAATGTGAAGGAATATTCCTCACCTTCGAGAAGATACTTTCGGGTTTCCACTGAAGAGCTCCTCGTCAATAATATTCAGAATGGAACGGTAAAATTTTGCTGATCGTGCTACACCTCTTTTGGTTGTGAACGAATACTTCCCACCTTTATATGAAAGATTAAAGTCGCGGTTTTCTACGATGATATGCGATTCAGGGAAGGAATTCATGAGAATAGCAACTACCTTAACACACTCTTTAAGCATTGCCCATACTCTTTTCTACTTCGAGCACCGCTTCAAGCTGAAGCGCCGAGTCAAGAGCTTTCTCAGTGACCCTGAAATTATTGTAATAAATAACATCCTCGTCGTCAACCTTAATCTCCGCCTGAAGAATAGGGAGATGGTACTCATGCGTTGAATACTTCTCCAGTAATTCAGCTAAATTACTCTTCATTTGTGTTCCTCCATTCTACTAACAACCTTGTCAACATCACTCAACGTAGCCTCACGACCTTCAATAAACCAATAGCCGTCCATATATTGAATCTCATAGCGAGAAATGTGAGACCATACCATCGTACCTCTGATAATAAGAGGTTTCCGCAAAGCATTCAAACGAAGAATCAACGAACGTGACGGAGAATCCATCATTCCTCCATACCCTCCATCCTAGTGACAAGATCGTCAACGTCACTTGACATAACCTCGCGACCATCAATAAACCAACAGCCGGTAATGTACTGAACATCGCAAAGACATGTGTCACTCCAAAAGATATCTTGCCACACCATCATACCCCTCATAGTAAGAGGTTGCCGCAAAGCGTTCAAACGAAGAATCAAAGAACCTATCGAGTAATCCTTAGCGGTCATCTCAGCTCACCTTTCCGGAACAGACCATCTGTTCCTCCTGAACACAAATTAAGAATAGCAGACGAAGAAATGAACCGCAATGAAGAACAGAGTGAGCTGCAACACAATAAGATGAGTGTGACAGACGACACGTATAATGAGTGTGACAGACGACACGTGTGGTGAATGTGACAGACGACACGTTGCAGGACGGTAACAACCCTTGACAAACAGAATGTTCAGAAATGGGGAAGGGGTGGAGGGAAATGAACTGAATACCACTACCC